AACTGAGTGTGGTGATGATTTACGCCACATGCGTGATGTAACCTTCCTTAAGAGGGGGTTCCGTTACAATTGCAAGAGGTTGGGTCACCAGGATTTCCTTTGTGCACCTTTGGATGTCGATTCAATTTTGGATTGTGTTCGTTGGATGCGCAAGGATGTTGATGGAGACCGTGTTTATGTTTGGGCGGGAGTGGTCCAGCACATGTTGGAGGAGTTATCTTTGCATGACTCCGCCACATATGAATTCCATGCTCGTCGTATCGTCGATGCTTGCGTTAGGTCCAAAGAATATGCCAGTTTGCTACCTCGTTCAGTTGAACCCCAGGCAGTTTTGCAAGCTCGCATAGCAACTCGCGATTATGAATTTTGATCAAGCTCGTCCGGCGGGACGTTAAACACGCGGCTCCAGGCTCTGTTGCACGCAACACCCTGGCCAAAACCACTGCACTAGGCCCCATCAGTTATTTTTGCAGTGGCGGGTCCGAGAGGATGTTGCACCACCCTAAGAGTGTAACCGTAGTGGGCGTAACCCACCCCATCTGTTTGGCTTGGCTGGGCCTTTCAGAATATGTACAGCTGCTTCAACTGATTTCGAAAATCCAAGTCCATCGGATGTTCCGGTGGCACCTGAGACCTCTCAGGCAACTTTGACCATGTCTGATGTGCATTCCAGTCGTCCTGTTGATCAGGGGCTGACTGTGCCAATCAGAAAGATGCAAAATGTTGACAACATCAACATGATCCGTGAATATTTGGCCAAGCCCAGGGCTCTGGGTACTTTTACCTGGGAGCCCTCCAATGCTGCTGGTGATCCAATCATACCAATTACGGGCTCTTTCAATGCCCTAACCACTTTGGTTGGCTCTCCCACTTTCTTGGACAAATTAACCGGTTTCACTGGCATTAGATACACTTCAAATTTCAAAATAGTGTTGAATGCCACGCCTTTTCAGCAAGGCATGTTGAGATTTGTCCATTATCCAAATGGGCTTTCTTCAAGGAACAAGTTGGATGCCCATGTTTCCAATCTTGTCTCCCTATCCCAATTGCCTGGTGTAGATATAAAGGCTTCAGATCAAAGCGCCGAAATTTCAATTCCCTTTTTGTCTTTTCAGGAATATTTGGAATTTACCACTGCTGTGAGGGCTGACCCCGTGGCGTTTGGGCTTTACGTCTTTAGTCCACTTCTCAATGGTGTTAGCGCCACTCGTGTTAACGTTGGTGTTTCACTATGGGGCTGGATGACTGATGTCGAGCTATTCGGAGCTTCTGTTGTTCAACCACAGAGTAAGCTCATGCGCAAGGTTCGTGTGGCACGACATGTTGCAGCTGAGGAGGAGAGACCTTTGTCTTCTTGGCTTGGGGCCTCTTCCCGATTGGCTTCTTCGATGACGTCCATTCCATTCATTTCCAACATCGCAGGACCTACCGCC